AAAAAAAATATAGCAGAAGCATTGAAAATTAAAGGGACATGGGCACTGTCTTTTTCCGGGGGCAAGGACAGCACTGTGATGCTTGATTTATGCTATCAAATGGGCTGGCGTGGGCCACTTCTTTATCAGACATACGGAGAACTTGAGACGTTGTCAGATAACCTGAAAATGGCTAACTGGGCCCGTGATTATTATGATTTGAATTTATATATAAAGAATGCGCCAGGTGAGTTTGAAATATATCGCCAAATAGGACATTTTTTTATAGAAGCCATTACGCATGAAGAAAAAAAAGCTGTCAGGCAATGGTATAGAAAAGCTTTTGGAGAATTAAGTAAGTTTGTAAAAAAACAAGGTTGGATGGGACAATTTTTGGGATTGCGTATAGAGGAAAGCAATCAACGCAGGAAAATGTTAGGACATAGAAGCGGACTATATTTTGCAAATAACCGTAAGATGTGGACGTGTTGTCCGATTTACTGCTGGAGCGGACAAGACGTTTGGGCATATCTGGTTACACAAAACTTACCCTGGGCAGCGCTTTATGATGCGCCGGGGCAGAGCAGAGAAAGAATACGAAATGATATAGTATTTTTGGCAGGGAGCGGCAGTATACGGCACGGTCAATTTTGTTTTTGGAAAAAACTTTATCCCGAATTGTTTAATCTGCTGGCAAAAGAATGGCCGGAGATACGAAATTATATTTAGCTTTGCCCGCCCTTCGGGGCGTTTTTTTATTTTTTTGCGCACGCAACAAAAATTACTTCTCCAGTACCAAAAAACCAGGAGAAGTTGGCGCGCTAAGACATGTATACGGTATACTTAAAAAATATTTTCGGATTATTTTTTCTTAAATCCTGTAATCCCTACTCTCCGAAAGGATTATCTGAAATAAATATTTTATAAAAAAATATAATAAACCCTTGACAAGCTTCCTGAATTCGTGATATATTTGGTATAGAAAATATAAAAGACAGGGAGGAATAAAAAATGACAACAATAGAAATGATTGAAAAGTTCAGGATTAAATTATGTCAACAAGATGGTCAGGAAAACATCAACCTGCTGAAATAGTCTCTTCCGCCTGACGAGTCCCGATGGCACCGGGACGAAACCGGCTTCGGCCGGTAGCGGAAAGCCAATTAGGCTGGAGACCTCAAAATGAGGTAGGCCTGGCACCCGCAAGGGAGAAACAAAATGGAAAATAAAAAAATAGAAGCAGGAAAAATCAAACACTTTTATATTAACCATACTGAAGGAATAGACATTGTTCTTCTCGACGAAAAAATTCCAGCGTTATGCTGGGATCTACGCATTGCCACAGTGGCCTTCCAAGTATCTCATTGGTGGCCGCCATTTGACGACAATGAAGACAAATTGACCAACCATCTTTCCGACAAGGATGACTGGTCAATTGGAGAAATTCCAATCGACCAGAACAACGAAGTTCTTTCTCTAGACCCAATTATTTCAGGAATTTCGCTGTGGGAAGTCCCTCAGGTAAAGAAAAGAAATCCATTCGTTATGATGGGTAAACTAGGGCTATTACGGTAAGTTTTACATCCGCCTGATGAGTCCTGGTGACACGGGACGAAACTCCCCGAATAGGGGAGTAGCGGAAAGCTAAAAAAGGCTGGAGGCCGGTCACAACCCCGGCCAAATAAAAAGGAGGCAAAAATCATGACAGCAAGGGAATTCCTAGTTTTCGCCGGTTGGGATGGCGCCCTCGAAAATGGGCTCGCCATCCTCGGCAGGTATGTCGGGAGGGGCAATAATTTCGTCTCTTTCCCTGATGCGGAAGCACTCACCGACGATAATGATCTACTGGCCGAGCTCCCTGATGAACCGGCAGGATTCCAGGAATACGCCGAAGCGTACTCCAGAGAGCGGTAAAATAGCAGAGTGACGGCCCTTCGGGGCCGGTAATGCTGGTGGCCGGTCACAACCCCGGCCATAAGGAGGTGTAAAAATGATAAGTTTAGAACGGGTTCTAGATGGTAGTATGCGTCTTGGCGTCCTTCGTGGTTTTTTTCACGACGACGAAGGTGAAGAAGTCGGGGCCATTTGGGATGAAATTGATTTTCATCCCAATGGAACATTTGAAATTATTTTAGATGCTTTGCACGGGGAAGCATCTAACAATTACAAGCAATTACAAGGTACAAGGTAAATTTTTAAAACTTTCCCGGCCTGGGGCCGACCGGTGAAACAACCGGCCCCGCCATAAAATGGGTGGCGACCTAACCGCCAGGCTGCCCCGGAAAAACGGAGCAGCAAAGAGGAGAAAAAATGAGGACATTACGAGAAAGATGCGAAAAAATGTTACAAGGCGAAAAAAAGCGCCGGGAAGTGGCACTGAAATTCATCGAAGAGTTCAAGGAGATTCTGCTTCCAGTTGCCCCGGATATTTGGGGTATCGGGACGAGGGATGAGGAAGAAAACGAAACTGACGTTACCAGTGTGACCGTACTACGTGAAAAAGACGGAAAGAAATCCGGGTCTGGAATCTATTTCAGGTACATGACTTGGAAAGGTACATATAAAGAGGAAAAGCCCGGCTTTTACTACCTGGATAACTACGGGTACGGGCGCATTTGGGGAACTCCCCTGGATGAGCTTCGGGGGAAAGACTTTTGGTATGTAGTCCAGGTGCTGATTGAGTGGATACCTTTGGTATCTGCTTTGATCGAAAAAAAAGAAGCTAGTAGGCAGGCGTTGCTTGCCTTACTGAAGTAAGAAAACAGCCCAGCCGTGCGGACTAAAGCCATGCAGAAAGAGAGTAGAAAGAGAAGGAAAATATGAGAATGCAATTTCAACCTATATATACTATCACCGAAGCTGCCGACTTGTGGGGGCTAGACACCTCCACGATTCGGAAAGCGGCCATTGCTGGGAAATTTCCTGTCGGGGAAGCATGGAAATCTGGAAGTACCTGGCTCGTAACCCGTCAGGGGATGATCGCGATTTTCGGAGACACAAAAAAAATTAAGTATATTTAAATCCCGCTGCGTGGGTAGAACTAGCCGCTTAAGGAGGAGGTGAAAATTATGAAAAAGATAATGTTATTTTTAGCGGCATTGGTGATGATTTCCTTAATGGGATGTGGGGGAAGCAATAAGGAAACTAGCAAAAAAGTAACCCTTGTGTCGTATGAGATTCAATCTATTAAAGAGGACATGAATATTACGTACGGGGACACTTATGGAGGGCAGACCTATCAGGCAAATGTTGTAGTAAAAGAGCCTGCAAATAAGGAGCAGTTAAAAGATGTATGTCGGGCTGTGGTGACTGAAGTTCAAAAAACCTATAAAGATAAAGCAGATGCTATTATTGTTTTTATCTATGACTACCCAGAATATGTAGGGTACGGATATACATTAGGCATGGCCGTTCAAATATTGGACGGATCATGGCAATGGGAAATTGGAGAAAAAGACTGGTCAAAGCGTCTTACGACAGAAGAAGTAGAAATATGGGAAGTATGGCATGATCTAAAAAAAGTTAAGAATGCCGCAAGCCCTGGGGCGATCGTAGACGAAGAAACTGTTACGGATGAAGTAGCCGAGCAGTATGACGTAAAAAAGGAAAGGGTTAAGGAAATACTTGCCAAGCAACTTGCATGGAGTTTTTAAAAGCATTTAGGGGGAAGAGGGAAAAAGGGAAAATAATTGCAAAATAAACTGTTGACAGGATAGAAATAAAGTTATAAACTTAAGCCAAATAACGAAAGGCGTTGTTGAACGTAAATTTAACGTTCGGCGGCGCCCTTCGGCGTTTTAGGGGTGTCTAAAGAAGTTTAGGGTAAATAAAGGGGGTGAAGATATGCCGTGGGCATACAGAGACAAGTATGGAATACTTCATGCGACCGAAGACGAAAAAACAGCTAAAGATTATTCGGTCAGCAAGGCGGTTAAGAAGTATTCAGGGGCTTGTATGGGCGGCTATCCGGCCGTATCTGTCGCGATAATAGATTACGGTGACGCCAGGATATTCTTGGCAGGGAATGAGAAAAGCGGGATAGATTTAAATAAGGCTCCAGGAACCATTAAGGCCGAAGCGGACAGGCTGTTAAAAGAAATAGGCCTGTAACACGAAAACAACATAAGAAGGGGGATGTTGGACATGTACGGCATCCCCCGCTATAAAAAAGTGAGGTTATGACGATAATGTGGGAACAAACTCAACCAATGATGCTGGATATAATTAGCGGTATTGGGCTGTCTATTTTAGGGTTGATGGCAGCATACGCAACTGTATATATCAATCGGGCGGCGATAAAAGTAAGGGCTGAAACGGCACAAATCAAAGACCAACAACAGAGAGATTTGATTTGGATGGCTACCTCAAGGCTTGAAGAGGTGGCGAAAATAACGGTATCAAAGATTGAGCAGACCGTAGCCGGCAAATTACGCCAGGCGGTTAAAGACGGTAAAGTTAACCGGGAAGAACTGGTTGCCCTGGGGAAAAAGGCATACGATGAGGTGCTTAAAACGGTGGAACCGCAAGTTGTCAAGGTATTAAAAGATAACCTGGGTGATTTAAAGACGTACCTGGAGAGTACTATTGAGGCCGAAGTTAAGAGATTAAAGAAATAGACTTAAGGAGAGAGAATTTTGGAAAATTTATCTCCACAGTTATATGTGCCGGCAATCGTTATTTTGATATCATTGTTGTCCGCAGCCGTAGGAATTATAGGGTATTTCTTGAAAGATCTAAAGGCGAACCAAAGAGAAAAGGATATAACGCAGGACCGGGTCATTGAAGGGGTCAAGGACAGCCTGGCGGAATTTAAGGCGGTGCTGCCCAGGCAATATGTATTACGTGATGATTTTATCCGGGCCATTGCCGGGTTGGACTCCAAAATAGAGACAGTTTTTCAGGAAGTTTGTGAAATTAATAAGAATTTAAGCAGAATAACGGGGGGTAGTAAATAGAATGGGTGGCTTGGAACGCTTTGAGGCCCGGATTGCCCGCGGACACGTCATAAAGATACTAAAGATCGCATATCCGGGACCGGCAAGTCTTGAACTTTTAGAATTAACACTAAGCGACCGGCAATGCCCTTCCTCATTGCCAATGATCCGGGGATACGTGCAATATCTGGCCGACAAGGGTTATGTGGAAATATACGAAGAGGGCCGTTCCCTCGGTCTAGAGGTTGATCGTGTGATGGTACGTTTAATGCCAAAAGGCATCGATTTAATGGAAGGAATTATTCCTCACGATCCCGGAGTGAAACTATAAGATGGTGAGGCGTAAGCACCACAAGGTGACAACTTTCCCGCCGGAGATCGTAGAGGCGGTGAATAGCAGGCTGGTGGAGGGTCATACCTACGCCCAGATTGTCGAGTGGCTGAAGCAGATGGGACATCAGTTGAGTCCCATGGCGCTGCAAAGGTATAGCAAGGACTTTTTGAGCAGGCTGGACAGGCTCAAACAAATCCGTGATCAGGCTAAAGCAATCGTGGAGAGCAATCAGGGTGCTCCCGGAACGCAGTTGGCGGAAGCGGCGAATGAGATGGCCCTTTCCATGATCATGGAAACGCTGATGGCGGTAGATAACCCTCTTGCGGATGCGAAGGTAACGGAACTTCTCAAAGCGCTACCCAAGCTGGCCGATTCGGCAACCAGGAGGGAGGCGCTGAAGTTTCAATTTAATAAGGGCGTGGAGGCCGCAGCCGCCAGGATCAAGGAAGAATTAAGCAAAGAACTGAAAGTTCAGCCGGAATTACAACAAAGGATGGCCGAACTTATAGAAAAGGCAAAAATACAGGCAGTCGAAAAAAGGTGATAGGCATGTCCATCTTGGAAGAAATTGTAGGAACGGTAAAACAAAAAAACGTTTCTTTTCTGGAATACTGCCGGGAACATATTATCCTGGATAGTGGACAGCGCTATGATCCTATTAATAGGCAGTGTATGAAAGAAATATTTGAGGCCTACAACCAAGTTTCTCATTTGACAATTACAAAAGGGGCTCAAACGGGTTTTTCCACGATGGCCATTGCTCACACCTTATATATGGTAGATATTCATGAGCGCAATGAAATATATTATCTCCCGACAGATAAGTTTGCCAAAGACTTTGGCGTAACCAGATTTGATCCGTACATTGACCGCAGTACTTACCTGCGGGATAGTGTAAAGGGAACCGATCAGGCAGGCTTAAAGCAAATCGGGACACATTTTTTATATCTACGAGGACTTTTCAGCAAGACCGGGGCAATTTCTATTCCGGCAGATGAGATTAAATTCGACGAAGTGGCGATGATTAACCCGGAAAACATGGAGTTGGCCCAGGATAGAATATCAGCCTCTGACCTGGCCTGGCAGAAGTACTTTTCGGTGGCCCTTTTTCCGGAGGATGGGATTGATGAACTATACCAGCAGAGCGATATGCGAAAGTGGCTGGTACGCTGTTCAGGATGCCGGCGGGAAGCGGCTGTGGAAGAGGATTTTCCGGTCAACTTTGCGAAAAAAGATGGTATGGTGCTGCTGGTCTGTGTGAAATGCGGGAAAACCCTGGACGTGAATGCGGGCAGGTGGGTGGCGGAACATCCCGACACCGACCGGCGGGGGTATAGGGTACCGCAACTGATTGTACCGGGATTGAACCTGGATTTAATTTGGAACCGGTGGCAGACGGCCAAAGATAAGCCGAGCAAAAGGGCGACATTCAGGCGCAGCACTCTGGCCTTGCCGGACAGCGGGAATATGCAGCCGGTGAGCCCTGAGGCTTTGGCCCGGGTGGAAGCGGCCAGTAATTATTGGTGGCAGGACCGCAGCGATGAAATTACGGGAGTAGGTATTGATATAGGGGATACCGCCCATGTGGCGGTAGCGGCTCCGTATAGAGATGATGGAATGAGGCTCTTGGCTTTTTTTGAAGTGGACGTAGAGGACGCGGTGGCCCTGGTGGAAGCGTCAGAGGATCGATATAACATGGGTGCTCTGGTTGTGGACGCCATGCCGTACAAAACGGAGGCTAAAAGGATTGTGCGGGTACTTAAAAAAGCGAGGGGCTACATCCAGTATTTTAAGGGCGACGATATCAAAGAAGGCGTGGAAGGAATGGATGACCGGGCAGTAAATAAAATAACGGCTGATCGGGATGAATCTCTGGATGAGACCACAGATTTATTTGCTACCGTACCACCATTGGCTCTACTGCCTAAACCAAGAAATGTTCAGGAAGAACTGATTTACAAGACGGTTAAGGTGCATTTATTGAAATTGGTAAAGGAAGAGATCGGAGAAGGCGGGGATAAAAAGATTTGCTACAAAAAAAATGTCCCGAATCATTTCGGGATGGCAATAAACTCCGCTCGCATCGCTTTGATGTTCAGGGGATTTAGAGGACCAGGACAGGGGCTTATTGGCGGCCAGGTCGTAGGGCGAAACGCAACGGCAGATTTGAGGTGGTAAGGGTGACAGGATATAAGCCTCAGATAGGACAGATTGGCAATCAATTGCAAAGCACATTCAATCTTTTTGACGGGGCAGTTCTCAATCCGGACGCCGCTTTGGTGAGCGAATACGAGCGTATGTTGGATACGGATGAGACGGTGAGCGCTGCCTTTTACTTTTTAACTTTTTGCGTGCTTCATCACCTTGGTGAATATACCCATCCAGATGATAAGATCACAAAGTATATACATAAATGCTTTGAAAAGATAGACGGAAGCCTGTTGCTGGCATGTGAGGACATTTTGTCGGCCGTGTGGGCCGGGTATTCGGTGACGGAAATTGTATGGACGATTAATGACAGTTCAGGGATTAGGCCGGCCTATTTGGCTGCTTATCATCCTTCATCTATATATTTTAAAGTCGATGATTACGGCAGATTAAAGAAGATTGAACAGATAAACATAGATAATGCTATGGGGATAGATTTGCCCAAAGAAAAATGCATAACCTTTTCTTATGGGAAAAGGTTTGGTAATTATTACGGGAAAAGCGCTTTCAAGCCGATCCGGAAAAATTGGCTTTTAAAGGATGCTATATTAAAAATGTGGGCTAGCGCGCTGGACAAGTTTGGGACACCTTTAATGGTAGCCATAGTTCCGGACGGCAGCATAATTGACCCGGAGACCAAACAGGAGATGAGTCAACTAGAATACGCCATCAAGCTTTTAGATAATTTGCAGCACGGGACTGCATTGGCTTTGGCTGCAGGGGGATCAAGAGGGCCTACAGTCGGTGTCCAACAGCAAATACCTGACATAAAAGCACTGGTGACCGGTGGATCCGGAGTAGGGAGCGCTTTTAGTCTGGCGATGAGTTATTTTAATAAAATGATCTGCCGGGGGCTCTTGATCCCCTCTTTGCTTTTTGATGAGGGGGCAAGATCGGGAAGCTTGGCACTGGGGACGTCGCATTTTTATAGTTTTATGTTTATGGTCAAAGCGATTTACCGGCAACTCAAAGAGGTGTTATTGGACCAATTGATTGCCCGGATCATTGAATATAATTTTGGGCTGCAAAATGATTACGGTGATTTTGCAGAGCAACCTCCCGGACCGGAGGAGTTGGATATCTGGTCAAAAATCTTTGATGGTCTGACCCAGAGCGGGGCAATGGATATGGACGCGGAAGAAGATTTCAAATACGCAAGAGAAAAAATAGGTTTGCCGTTGAGGGCTGTTGCGAAAAATGATCTGCAAGTAAAGACCGAATCGGCATTGGCCCAGTACGATCATTATTTGCGGGCCAAAGAGGAAGGTAAGTAAAAAATGAAGCTGGAGCAGGCTTTCTTTAAGCAGCTTGATGAAGCCGAGGCAAATATACTTAAAACTTACGAGCGTTGGCTTTCTCTATATTTTAAGAAGTTGCCCTGGCGTAAGATTGAGCGGTTTAAAAAAGGCAGTTTTAGGATAGAGAAGGTCGGGATGGTTGATGAGCTGATACCCCGGCCAGACGAAAAAAAGCTGGCTAAACTTTTGGCCGGGCACGGAGCTAAGATGGTGGCTATCGGGGTGGCGCACGGGGAACAGATAATCAAGGCTCTGCATCGACGCCATGACAAAAAGAAGATGGCGGAGTATCCGGAGTTTGATTTTGATTATACGGCTGATCCCCGGCTGATTCCGGTACAGGCTGTGGAAGCCATGGAAAAAAGGGCGATGGTGTTGGCCGGGAACGTTGGTAGTGACATTACGGGGGCGGTCAAGAAGATTGTAATTAGCCATATGGTGGAGGTATCCCGGAAAGAAGCGGAAGAACAAATTGCGGATATGCTCAAGGCTAACCGGGATAGGGGCAGCTTGATTGTTACCACGGAGACTACTTATGCCTATAACCGGGGCCGGCTGGCCAGTTTTGCGGAGCACGAAGTTGATCATATTCAGTTTTCATCGGTGATGGATGCCCGTACCAGCGTGCAATGCCGCACCCGGCACGGGCTGATTATGGCAATGGATGATCCCCGGCTAGCGGCTAATACCCCTCCGCTGCACGGGCGCTGCCGGTCGGTGCTGGTGCCGGTATATGGGTCGTATCAGCCAGAGTTGCTGACGCCAAAAAGTATAAATTGGGATGAGGTAGCGCCGTTGCCCAAGGGTTGGGGTAAGGCGGCTTAAGGAGGTAAAACAGCTTCCGATGAATCGCGAACTACTTTCGTAGATGGGACGAAGAAAGGCGTCCTTCTGAGCTTGACGATTTAGTCAGGTTCAGTAAACCAGTGAAATTATGGAGTGGTCAACAGCGTATATTAATGATTTGTCTGACTCTTGTTTTGCTTACATTGAGCCAGGCGGGGAAAAAGATAAAGAAGGCAAAACGGTGCCCCGGTCACTTCGCCATCTGCCGTATAAGGATATAGATGGCAAGGTAGACCTGCCTCACCTCCGCAATGCGCTGGCCCGGCTGCCGCAATCTAATTTATCTGCCGAAGCAAAGGCGAAGGCAAAGGAAAAATTAATGACTGCGGCAAAAGAACACGGTGTGGGGGAATATGACAAACTGGCAGAATTGAAGATTCCTTTTTTTCGCATGGGGAGATGGAAGCATCCGAGATACGGTACAATCGAAGGGACGCAACAGGTGTTTGACCAGATGAAGGCTAATTTTAAGCGCCAGGTTTTGGGGCGGCAGCCATTTGTGCGAATTGGCCATGATAAGGATAGTGCAGGTGTGTTTGGTACCGCTCCGGCAGAAGCTTGGATCAAAGATATTGTTCAGGAAGGAGATTATCTTTATGTAGTGGCGGACACGACTAACGAAGAAGTAGTCAAAGCAGTGAGGGAAAAGCGTTATCGGTTTGCTAGTGCCGAGTATGATCCCAATTATAAAGACAGGGAAACCGGCTTGCCTGTTGGTGCGGTTCTTTCGGCGGTGGCATTAACGAATGAACCATTTTTAACCAAGTTGCCAGACGCAGTGGTGTTGGCGGATGACCAGAAAAAAATTTATCTTGATTATGAGGAGGATGAGAAAAATATGGAAAAAGAAAAGCTACTTGAGGAAAATAATAGCCTGTTGAAGAAACTGGCGGATACCCTTACCGGGTTTGTGGAAAAATTTAAGCCTGGCCAGGGTAGCGGTTTGAGTGATGATGACAAGAAAAAACTAGCTGAGTTAGAGACTGTGAAGGCAGAACTGGCGGCAGCTAAAACTGACCAAGAAAAAATAAAAACATCGATGTGGGTGACTATGGTGGATGGTCGCATTAAAGACCTGGTGGCGAAAGGAATTCCGCCAGTGATGTGCGAGCAGACCAGGGCAATTCTATTGGCCAACCCGGTATACGAAACGACCATGATCAAGCTTGCTGACGGCAAGGAAATAAGTAAGGCAGACCAGATGTATGCTATCCTGGAAGCTCTGCCGACTGAGCACCGGATCAAAATGGGCCAGATTGGTGCACAGACCAGCCCACTGCCGGCAGATAGCCCGGAAGCAATCAAAAAGATGGCTGACGAGGATGTAAAAGCTTTGGGCGGGAAAGTGACTGAAAATGGAAAATATACACTATAAGGCAGTAGAATTATTTGGTGAATATGCGTTGATTAACATAAGGTTAGGCTTATTGCCTTTTAAGTATGATAATTTTAAGGAGTGTGATTGCAATGCGTGACCCCAATGTGACTACTATTGAAACATACGTTGATCGGAAAATACTGGCTTATCCTGAAAGCGCAGGGCCGATAATCTCTGTCCTGTTGGCTGCCAGTCAGGGAGATTTGACCAGCGGCAGAGTGCTGGGCAAGAATATCGGCACAGATAAATATGAAAAGTATACTGCCGGAGTAAAGGCAAGCCTAACAACCAACCTGACCGGCAATAACAACGACCTGGTCTGGACATGGAAAGCTCCGGGAAGCCAGGGAAACAACATTAAGGTTAAGTATACCGACCCGGCAGGAAATAGTAAGCCGCTAATAATCACTTTTAGCAATAACCTGATTGATGTTAGTCTTGCTACTAATAGCTCGGGAACCATCACAACCACGGCGGCACAGATTGCGGCAGCTATTGCTATCAATGAAATACTTAAGGAGAAAATTACAACGGCAAACGCTACCGGCAATGACGGTACCGACGTAGTAACAGCCATGAGTGAGGCTGCCTTGACTGGCGGTACAAATGCCAACGTAACTCCTGCAGTGATTTTGGCGGAAGAAATACCGAATTCAGCAACTGACTTAAATGTTCTTGCGTATCTGGGCGGGACATTTTATACCGCAAAACTTACCGGAATGGATGATGTTGCTAAAACGGCCATGTTTGCCCGAGAAGTTGCAGGCGTGACCATTATATAAACTTTGAAGGAGTGTGAAATAAGTGAATCTGACTTTTCCGACTACACAAGAAGTTACCCACATCGTGAGAAACCGGGTCGTAGACCCGACGAAATTCATTGCCCGGAGTTTTTGCCCGGTGGTGCCGGTGTATGCCGAAGCAATAGAATACGATGTACTAGAAGCTAGTCTGGGCATGACTAGGGCGCATAACGTGGGCGCCGATCCTAAATTAGTGGAATTGCCCGGACAGAGCCGTAAGCGAATGGGTACCGGCTATTGGAAAGAGACCTACCGCATTGACGAGGCTCAGTTGCTCTATGCCCGAAGGGAAGGCACCTACAATCAGCGGGCCGGGCGTGATTTGGTGGTATTGCGCTCGAAGCAGCAAGACGACCGATTGGAGAGCCGTATCGAGTGGCTGTCTTGGCAACCGATTACGGCCGGTCAGCTTGCGGTTGATGAAAACGGTGTAAAATATACGGTGGATTATAATATTCCGGAAGAAAATAAACCTGAGCTTACTGGTGCTAACCTATGGTCGGCCATAACTACTGCTGACCCGATAACAAATATTACCAATTGGCTGCTACTTTACCGGGGCACCGGCGCCCGGGGCGTGGCTGCTTATTTCAACATGAAAATAGCCGGGTACCTGGCACAAAACAGCAAAATACGGGACTTACTGAAAAATACCCAGTACGCTCAATTTATGAGCGCTCAGAACGTTACGGGTGCCTTGAAGTTATTATTCCCACAAATTGACTTCGTTGTATATGATGAAGGTTACGCCAACGAAGCAGGAACGTTTTGTCCTTTCATTCCGGACGACAAGTTCATTATTCGGGGCGAAGGCATGGTTGGTGAAAAACTAATCGATTTCGCTAGTACGATCAGTTTGCACAACGGCACTTTGGAAAACCCGCAGCCGGGAAAATTTGCGGTTATAGAGGACAAAACGGGCAACAACAAAAATCCCTACATAGATATAACTGTAGGGATATACGGGATACCTAGAGTATTCCATCCCAACTGGATCATACTTGCTACGGTGGCATAAGCAAAATCAGGATAGGTAACGGATAGGTAACGGAAAATGTAACCAGGTAACGGACAGGTAACGGATAGGTAACGGATAGGTAACGGAAAATGTAACCAGGTAACGGATGGTAACATAAAAGTAACCGAACCGTTATCAAAGCGCAGGACTTGGTATATAAAGGATAAACAAAATAAAGCAAAACGTAAAAAACAAGGCTCGTTACCTGGGTGTTACCTGTCCGTTACCTGGGTAACAGGGAGGTAACGCAAAAAAACATAATAAGTAACCAACGGATAACTAATAGGTAACCTTAGATAGATAAGGATTTATGAAATGTATAAAATTAAAAAAAGGAGCAAGGTAACGTGTACGCAACGGTCGATCAGGTGAGGAGCCTGTCGGAATTAATTAAAAAATCTACTGAGTTAACTGAGCAAGTAATTAGTAGTTACATTATGAAGGCGCAGGCCAGAATTGACGGTTATCTCTCTATACGCTACCTGCTTCCCTTCGCCGAACCGGTACCCAAAATAATAAGTTCAATCGCGGCGGATATGGCCGCGGCGTTTATAATAGATGAGAAAATATCTGAAAGAGAAATAGGGAAAACCACATTTGCTGATGTGCTGATGAAAAGGGCTGAAAAGGATTTATCGGGAGTGATAGAAAAAGGACTGATTGACCGGGAACCGGCAGTAGTGCTGGTTGCTCCGGCCGGCACTCAAACGGGGCCACAAATGGCTACAACCACGCCGGGCACAAGCCCTATGAAGGATGTGTTGAATCAATGGTGAAGGTGCAGGTAAAGGCCGAGGGCCTGGAAAGGGCTATGGCTTTTATGAGCGACGTGGCGCGGAATAGGGGAATTAGGCTGCGGCCGCTAATGATGCGGGCAGGGGAGATTATATATCGCTCGGTTATGAGAAATTTTGAAGAGGGAGGCCGGCCGCGCTGGAAAAAATGGAGTCCGCTAACCCTGAAAATATACGCCGGAATGGCTCAGGAAAAAGTAGAAAAGCGCTATAAGCGAGAAACTACCCGGGCTAAACATATGCGGACTGAGATGGAAAAGATTTCTGCCGCCAAGATATTAAGCCGGTCAGGGGATCTAAAGAAGTCGATTCATATTGGACGGGTGACCAATGAGAGCGTGGAAATAGGATCGTCATTGCCTTACGCCCGGATTCACCAGTTGGGTGGAGTTATCCGGCCGAAAACCAAAAAGGCACTTTGTGTTCCGATGGGCGGCGGACGGTTTTTGTTGCTTAAAAGCGTTACTATTCCAGCACGGCCGTTCTTGGCGATTCAAAAAGAGGATGAGCAGGTAATTATGCGGGCGGTGCGGACTTACATCCTGGAGGGAAGATAAATGCCTTTGTCGCTGCCGGAGATTATTATACAGGAATTAAAGTTATCTGTTGACCTGGCTGATGTGCAGGAGTGGCAACCGGTCAATGGCCTGATCACCTTGAATGCGCCTGGTATTTCGGTGGGCGTAGGGAAGGAGCGCTATAGTGAATACGATCGGCTTTATGATGACTGCATTGCGAAAATCGGGATAACTGTTTGGGAGAAAGATGCCGATCCGGCAGAAGGAGAAAGAAAGGTCAGGGAAAGGGCCCACGCGGCTAGAATGGCATTACTTAAAAATGAAACGCTGGAAGGGATGGTGGATAATGTTTTTATCAATGAAATAGAGTATTTAACGGAAGATGCGGGTAGTGGTCTCTTGCTTCACGTAGCCAGTATGGATGTAGAAGTCAATTATATGGCAGAAAGAGTGATTAGGGAGATAATGACTGAAATTGAGACAATTAATACGGATACCGGAAGTTTATAATATCGGAGGGATGGATAAATGGCTCTGGAATACATTGTGCCGCGGGTAGCGGTAGATGAGTCTGATGTAGGTGCGCAGCCAACAGCAGCGGTTAGTCTTGCGACTATTGGGATTGTCGGGACGTTTTCAAGGGGTAAAGTTAATGAAGCAACCACGGTGGGTAACTTGGAACAACTAGTAAATATATTTGGAGAGTATAAAAGCGGTCTAACAGGTTATTTGTCTGCGTTAGGGGCGTTAAATCAGGGGGCAAACGACATAAAAATCGTGCGGATAGGCGGCAGCACAATTGCATCGGCAACAAAGACATTTAAGGACGGACAGTCCCCGACCCCACAGGACTCTGTGATAGTGACAGCAAAAACGCCTGGTACATGGGGCAACGACATTACAGTAGCGGTGGCCACCGGAACACAAGCAAACACGTTTAAATTAGTAGTGGTCTATTTAAGTCAGTCGGAAACGTTCGATAATCTGACCTTATTAAATGTGGGTAACATTTCTTCTCAATTCATAACGGCGGTAAAAGCTACAGGAGCTACCCAAATACCAGCAAATATTAGTTCCACGCCGCTTGTGGGTGGAAATGACGGGACTGTTACCACGGATGAGGATTATGTCGGAACGGTGGACGGAAGCGGGAACAGAAGCGGGTTGAAAGTTTTTGATGCGGTGAAATGTGCAATCATTTTATGCGCCCAACAAAGCACTGTAGCCATAAGGAGTGCATTAATAGCCCATTGCGCGGCGGCTACTTTGGCCCAAGGGTTGAGGGTGGCAGTTTTAAATACACCCGCGGGACAAAGCGTGAGTCAGGCGGTGGCAATTACGGCCACACTAGATTCAATGCGGGCAATATTGGTCTACCCGTGGCTAGAGCCCCAAGAAAGCGTGGGCAGTTATATTGCGCCGGACGGATATTATGCGGGAAGGCTTTCGATGTTGGCGGCACAGCAAAGCCCGTCAAACAAACAGATTGCGGGAATTCTTTCTTGCGAGAGACTATTTACGGAAGCAGAAATAAAAGACCTGACCCTGGCCAAAATTTCCCCTATCAACTTGGTTGTCGGAAGAGGCTTCAGAATCAGGAACGGGGTTAATTTGGCAACAAATGTGGCCTGGAACCAAACCAGCATTAGGCGGGCATTCGACCAATTGGAGATGGAGGTTTACGACGGTCTGCAGTGGGCCGTTGGAAATGAAAATACGCCTAATTTGCGCCTGGCGGCTGCGGCCCAGATGGATGCCCTGCTGTTCAATAAGAAGATGAAGAGAGAAATTTACGATTATAAACCGGCGGTCTGCGACGATACAAATAACACACCGGAGACAATTGCGGCCCGGATTTTAAATGTGCAGGTACGGGTTCGGCCTATGTATGCGGCGGATTATGTGGACGTGGCGGTTCAGCGGTTGCTTTCTGTTTAATTAGGATAGGAGGGATAAGTAATAATGTTAGTGAATATTGACGAAAGATGTTCCGGATGCGGTTTGTGTATATCGGTGTGCCCCACCGGGGCGATTAAGACGCAAGGAAACAAAGTTATCCTGGCCGGAGAGTGCGTGGGCTGCGGGTTATGCCTGGGGGAATGCCCGGTTAAAGCGCTTTCGCTGGAAAAACCAGCGAAAAACGCAGGGGAAATAACAGTTGAAGCTGCTCCACAGCCAAAAACTATTGGAAGGAGGATGGAAGACGATGCCCAATCACAAGATACAGGGGTATGATTGTTCAGTATTAATCACAGGTCCAAACGGTATGGAATTAGTAGGAGAATACCAGGAAGTGGAGTTTTCAATTAAAGAAGAGACGGAGGAATACTTGGCTTTAGGCGAGAGGATTCCGTCTATTTTGGATGGACCAATTAAGATTGAGGGGAAGCTTAAAAAAGGACATGCCCTTCTGGACATTGTAAATCGCATCTGGGGATACGGTTCGCTGAAAAGAGGCAGCCGGATCAATATTGCCCCTCGCTTTACAATTATTCTTTCTATTGACGCCCCGGATAAGGGTTACGTGGGTCGGTACCGGTTACTGGATTGCAAGATCCACGATTTAGACCTGAAATCTAAGCAGGGTAAAGATATTTTAGAAGAGGATCTATCTTTTAAATCCGAGGGGATCGAACCGATTCCGATTCAGTTTCATTAACTTTTAAGAGGGGGTAGAAACAATGACAGAATACGGGCCTTTGGAATTACCAAGCGGGAGGAAGATACACTTTAAAAGTCCCACGGGACTTGATCGAGTGGCGGTACTTAAGCTTACTAAAGTGGGTCCTGAGGAGATGCTTTCAGGTGCAATGCTATTTGATTATTATATGCAGGCGAAGTGTGTGACTAAAATTGACGACTGTCCGGTCCCATTAGGCAGCTATAAAAACCTTTTGGATGCATGGGAGACAAAGGACATTCTATTTTATCAAAGTGTCTTTAATGAAATGTTTTCATTGACGGATGAAATACAAGATAAAACAAAGGAAATCGCCCGTTTTTTGCTGAGCGGGGAGATTTCTTGAGATGGGTAAGAGTAGCGCATTTAACGGGGATGAGTTTGAAAGAATGGCTGTCTTTTGACGATTTGACCAGGGAAGCGGTTTGTTTGGCGGTGGAGGATTTGGCAGATGAAATTAAAGAGGATTAGGATTTTATATTAACAATGGAAAGTAAGATACGAAGGCCAGAAAAGTAAAAGATTGCAGTAAAAATCCATATTAGCCAGGAACCATCCGTATTTAACACGGCGGACAGAAAGCTGGCAGGGATAATGGCCAGCAGTATACAAAATGGGATGATTAAAAGAGATGCAAAAAACATGATTATTTTCATAGTGCAACACCCTTTTTAATTTTAAAATATCATGTATTAAGCGAAAACTCAAGAGGTAATTATGGCTAGTTCAACATTTACAGTTGCCTTAATGCTTACTGCATACAATAATATGCGAGGAGCACTGTCTGGCGCAGAAAATAATTTAAGAAATTTAGGCACAACAGCAAAGCAATTAAGTAATATACAAATAAAATTTGGGCTTAATACTGCTGCGATAGAACAAGCCAACAGAGCGCTAGATAAAATGGAGACGCGCGGGATGGGTCAGGTGGCCGGCGGGATGATGATGGCTGCCCCTCTTGTGTCCACAATCAAGGCCGCCGGAGACTTCCAGGATGTGATGCAGGAATTAAAAATAGTTACCTATGATTCCACAGTGCCGCTGAAAGAATGGGAAAAGCAGGCAAAGGCTTTAGGGGATTCTGCAAAAAAGGTTGGGGCGGATACGGCCTTTAGCGCCACTGAGGCTGGCGACGCGTATGTAACGCTTATGAAAGGCGGTTTAATGGCAAAAGACGTACTAAGTGGTACGGGTGAAGCAACGGTTAAACTAGCCCAGGCCAGCGGAATGTTACCAGCCCAGGTGGCGGATTCAATGGTAAAGGTTGGTAATGCGTACAATATACAAGGGAAAGAAATGCTTAATATGGCCGACTTTATGTCCAGGGTTGATGCCGCATCTACGGCATCAATCTCTTCGCTAACCGATGGATATAAATATGCCTCTGCCACAGCGTCACAACTAGGCATAAGTTATAAAGATACCGGCACGGCTTTAGCGGTTTTAAACAACAGGGGCTTGGACGGAACCACGGCAGGTACAAATTTGGCTGATATGTTTCGCAGGCTTGCACCGACTACACGCATGAGTGCTGCGGCAATGAAGGAACTGGGACTCACCACGGCTGATGTGACAGGTATCAAGCGGGGTGCAAGCAGGATGGGCTTGGCCGGAAAGGATCTATTTCATGATGAGTCAGGCAAGCTCAAACCGATGGTTAATGTAGTAAAAATACTGCGTGATCATACTAAGGGCTTGCGAGCTGACGTTGTTCAGGTTGCATTTACAGAGATGTTCGGTGTGGAAGGTTCCCGTGCAGCTCTTGCTTTATTAAAAGAAGGAAAAGGTAGCTGGGAAGAGGTCGAGGCAGCAACCAAACGGTCTATGGGTTTAAACGAACGCATTGCCATGCAACAAAAAACATATAATAAACAAATGGGAGAACTACAAGAAAAAATTCATAATCTTTTGGTAAGCGGTGGCACACCAATGCTTGACACACTCACAAAGATAGTTGTAAAAGCTCAAGAATTCGTTGAAAAGATAGACAAGCTCAGCAAAGAACACCCTGGACTTATGCGTTGGTTGATGTATACGCTAGGCGCTTTGGTGGGTTTTAATATAATGACCGGGGCGGCCCGGATAGGAATAGCGATTTTTGGAAAAAACCTTTTATCGGTGATTGGTATGTTCGCTCGATTTGGAGGGGGCGCAATGGCTGCCGGTCGGGGATTGGTTGGTTTCTGGAACACGTTTAAATACTTCAGGCAGGGCACTGGGATAATGCGTGCACTTTGGAGCGCAGTTGCTTTCGGCCACCCCATTTTAACAAAAATAGGCCTGGTAATGGGGCGGTTGGGCGGCTGGTTTATGGTGGGCATGCGTTATGCCGGACAGTTTGGCTTAAGCCTGTTAAGACTGGCTGCCCAGGGAATGATATTCGCGATAAGGATGGCTGCGGCATGGCTGATTGCTCTGGGGCCAGTAGGGTGGATCATCCTTGGGGTCAGTGCTATTATTGCTGGCGCCATTCTGGCATGGAAGACCAATTTCTTGGGGTTTAGAGATAAGATGACCGCAGTGTGGGATTTTATAAGGACTCATGCTACACAAGCATGGGAGGGTATGAAAAAAACGGCGCAGGCAGTGTGGGATTGGCTGAAAGGTTTGCCTGGGCAGGCGCTGGAATGGGGACGCAACCTAATCAGTTCGTTCGCAAGAGGAATTAAAGAAAAAGTTGAAGCAATCCCCGAAGCACTAAAGGAAGCGGCGGGAAAAATCAAGGCTTTCTTGGGTTTCTCTAGCCCTACCAGATCGGGGCCTGGGAGCGAGGCTGATAGATGGGCGCCGGCGTTTATAAGCATGTATGCTTCTGGGCTTTTGGCCGGGCGAGCAAGGGTAGCGGTAGCAGCGGCAGCACTGGCGGGGGCCATGATAGTTGCTCCAATGGTAGATACAGGTATGTTTGGGCATGCAAAACCGGCGGTTGCCGCAGTAAGCCGGCAGATCGTTTCCCAGGTAATTTCTCCTGCCTTGCCGGAGATACCGGCCAGTCTGTGGCAGATCAAGCCTCAGATGGGGGACTTTA